CTCTTACTCATGCGGAACTTTTCCAGCCATGACTATAGAGCATAGCGTGGTATAACCACTGCTAACTTGAAACAAACACCCCTACTCCGTCCCGCAACAACGCGTACAGCAGGCCCTCACTACTCAATTCAAAAGTAGTTCGGGCGCAACGACGTATAACGCGTCCATCACCGTACTCATAACATCGGCTTCTAGAGTCTCAAGCCACTTCCCCACAGCAGTAATACTTCGATACGAAGCCTCTAACTGTAGAAGAAAATGCTTCCGATACAGGCCCTTCGCAAATTGCTGTAGGCCCGCCGGAAGTTGCACTGTGGCCATTGATGTTGGGTCATACTCACCCAACAAGTACTTCAGTAGAAAGTTCCGACCTAACGCATTGCTTATTGTGACTGAAAGCTCGCGCGTCGTACAGGAATATCGCATGACTGCATTAATGAACTCATCGAGCTCATCACCGCTTAAGTGCTTCACCACGTACTGGCCGAACCCGTTCCAGAGCTTCTTAAGGCAGCCGTAAGCTGGTGGTCCTCCAAACGTGTCACATCGTCTGGCAACCTCCTCCCACGTAACCTCATTCCTCGCTCCTGCAACATCGTCCCGTACCTGCTTCAGCTCCAAGACGGCTGAGAACACGTCTCGATTTAGACCTGCCACATAAGGACGTTTCCTTATTCGTGTACTCCTAGGCCATCTGCAACACGATAGTAGTGAAATCCTCCTCATCGCAATGTTGATACGACCACTACCATCCGCCGCCAACACCCCCTGTCGCAGATCAGCCCGGTAATCTTCTACTGCTTGTGGCGGCACTGCCACCCCAAGTGTATCACCCAGATAGGCGCTAACACTACCTGCCATATCTCCGGCTCCCGGTGTCCCCTGTCCAAGCATTGTGGCCTTCCTCGTTATACTTTGCAACTCTTGGAGCTGCTTCGCAAACATAGGTTTAGAACCACCAAAACTTTCGGTATACCAAGTATTGCCAGGTCGCAATACTCCAAGCCCACCTTCGGATGGCGCTGCTTCCAGCACCTCCCGTCGGATACGAAAACTAAGCTTTTCTCGGGTAATCTTTACGCCACACTTCCCACTTAAGTGCTTCCTTTCTTCCTCTGTGAAGCGTATTGGTGCTTGACCATCCGCGTCCAGTTGAAGCGTTACCCAAGAATAGTAAGACGAGATCTCACAATACAACCTCACCATAAGGCTTGGTTCTAAGCCACGTCTCACTGCCCTTTCGCAATTCTCTGCTGCTGCTTTTATAATCGCAACATTATGGGGCAGTCTACCCGCAGTCTTCGCAGGCGGTCCAGTTAGCACACTATAGACGCTCCGTGCGGGCATGCCGCGCATCGCGCCATCTGTGTACATTATCCTGAAGTATATCACAACACGCCTACTCACGACCTGCTTCTTCTCATTGGCTTGATAACCAATGGCCGACATAGTTTTCACTGCAGACACTGCAGCATACAAGCTCTTATACAGCTCTGCTACATCATCTGCCCTGTTAAAGCACAATAGTGATACTAACATTGGCCCACCCATTCTCTCTAGCTCGCGGTCTCTCAAGGCCAACCGAGTTCGAGATATCTGAGTGTTTCCCTCTAACGTCTCCCAACGCCCAGATTGTTGTGTCGCACTACAACGAACCATATACGCGTTGTTTTGAGTACCATGTGGCACTATGCGCGCCCCAGTCGGAACCGGAGTACCCACGCCATCATAAAATGGTGAGGAATTAGCCTGGGCTACCATCTCCTGAACACGAGTTCGGAGACGGGCTTCAGCGAAAACTGCCGAAGTATAGATCGCTATGTCATGTGACTCGATCATTTTCTTCAGCGCGGCACATACATCTTCACGAGCTTTGTCTTCCGGAATGTATTTCTCTGATAAATCATACATTACTTCCTTAATAATACGCTGCTCGCAATATTGTACGTAGTGATCCCACTTCTTGAAATCGTATGCGGCCAACGCGGGTTTATCATTACTAATAAAGCCTTTGCCGGCGACTGACATTCCAGAAAGCGCTAAATAACGCGCGACTTCACGCGCTGGTGACTCTCCTACGTCCCAACCAACCCTCGAGTACTTGTTATGGATCGGCTGGTAGGCGTAATTCGCTAATAGTGAACGGAAAGCATCTATTGCGACGATTGGTCGCGTAGGACCACGTTCGTCAGTCTTGATGCCTATGGAGAAATGTGTCACTCCCTCCCAAGTATAGAGGTCGACCATCTCCCTTTCCATAACACCCATAACAAAAGACTTACCTGGCCCGGAACTACTTATGTCATGTAAGAGCCCGGCGGAGTAACTACCTGCTGCACCTGAACCTGCTTGCCCGACTCTGCTATCTAGAAATTCTTCCCAAGGGCGAACTTCACGCGCGGAGTCACGATACAACGGCTCCAACAGCTTGTATGCCTCCTCACGAAAGGCCGCAACATATGCCTCTTTCGTGGCCTGATTTGTTAACTCATCCGTAAACTTATAGTTTACTTGAGTCGTGAGCTGCTCGAGGATCGTAATTATTGTTTCCTCAGCTTTGTCTGATGGTAACGTGTTCGCATAGCCAACATTAGCATCCATATTATTCCAATATGCCGCAGCAATATGTGGAACATTGGTAAGCGGAACCATCCAGCTCTTGCTCACTACTACCGTGATCTCTTTATGCACGGCCAAGAAGTCATCCAGCGCCAAGAGATGCGCACGCGACTCGGCATAGAAGCGCGCCATTTCACCCCAATAGCGATGAGTGAACACTGAACCCACGAATAGCAAAATCCGCTCGTAACCAAAATCCCTTTCTAGCATGCCACGCAAGAGCGGGAAGACGGTTGCCCAGAACAAGTCCTGGATCCGTTTCGTACTATTCCAAGTCGCAGCCATGACCTTGAGCAATGAAACTAAGTCAACATAGTGACGGTGTTTCATGTCAAGACTCACATTGGTAAAACTTTTGAGCTGTGCCCAAGCTCTGAGACGGCTGCGTCTGCGACCATCTCTCACCAAAAGCACAAACTCGTCCCATGCACCCTCCTCTATTGGACGGGTAACGTCCGCAGGAGATGAGACATCCAATAGGCCCCGCAACGTACTCCAAGGGTCAACGCCCAAATAGGCAAACTCTTGTTCCGTTCGAGCAAATTCACCCAACGCGAATGTATTGTACGACTCCGCGTATAAACATCCGGTTTTCGGAATTTCTTCACCACTAATGGCCCGCCCCAAGGCTACGACGTCGAAACGCTCCTCCGTCTTAAAGGCAGTCCTATGATGGTTGAAGACTATATGAATCTTCTGATAAATGTCTGAACCCAGAAGTTCTGGTGAGACATCGTGCTTGATTGAGATTGGTATGTCCAAATCAAGCTTGACAACTAAGGCTTCCGCCAGACGTATCGCATCATCTGAATGATAAAACACGAATATTGGTAAACCCGAAGGAGTCACCTGCTGCACCCAAAAGCTGGAATTCCTCCAAAGAGTTGCCAACCTGGTATGCTGAGGGGTTTGTCTTCCGAGGCCGTCGATTTCTAATACCCGATGTGCTATGAGCTGACACCTACGCGATACTAACAAAGCATTTTGTAAGGCAGTTTCAAGCATCCGACGTGCGG